CCCCTTTCTTCAACTACTACAAAGTACCATAAAAACATGTATAACCACAAGGGGAAAAAATACCCGTGACTAATGATATAAGTACTATATCCGGTGTAAGGCATCGTTAACAGCCCCCTATAAGAGACCTGTCAAGGACTATTATAAAATCAGTCTGCTATCATCATAAGCGACTAACCCTACTTTATAACTTAATGTAGGTGGACCCCGAGTGATGTGCCCTTATACTACTTCGAGAAGTAATGTTGTATAAGCCATAGAAGAAACTTCTCCCATACCCAATATTGTATGGCCCTTATCAGGGGTCTTATCAATAGTCCTTGATGTGACTTTAAGGGGGCTCCTTAATAGGGGTAGGGGATATTAAAGTATATCCTTGTTTTGTTCTTTGTTTTATGATAAGTATTAGTACTACTACCATCTAGCAGTGTAAACAAAACTAACAAAACCACTAAAGGATATACTTTAATATGGCTATCACCGAATTTGTACTATACATGGACATCATACCTTATGTACTGGGTACTCTCATCATCATTGTTGGGGCTTCTAAGATTAAGTCTTCAACACCCCTCCATGCTGCAGTAGTTTTTACTACTATCTTCTTTATACTCGCACAGTCTTCTTGGTCCTCCGCTTGGGTGTCGGGGAACGCTTGGGGTCGTGATTGGGCCAATGTGGTGTGGTTTATTTTTAACACTAGCACAATGGGTATCTTCGCATGCATACTACTCAACAAAAAGTAAAATGTTTCCTTCAGGAAATATCAGGGAATGTTCCTTCAGATAAGCACCAGTATACAGCCCTGAAGCAAGAACACACAGGGCGTAGTCTAGAGGTTGCTTCAGGTATTGGCCTGTGGTTAGTTGCCTATACCTTAGCCACAAGCTCTGCCTTTGCAGATATTGAAGTGTTCTTCATCCTACCAATCTTCTGGGCTTGGATGGCAGGCACTATAGGTACTTGTCAGCTGCTTTACTCTAGGTTACTCCAGAGACTACTCTTTACAGCTATTGCCTCTGCATTCTGGTTGGTTATCGCAATTTATAGCTTCACTACTACTGGAGTCTGGAACCTAGCAACTGCTGCTTCAATGCCCTTTGTACTAGTTAACTTTTATGTTTATGGGTTTGTATGGCACCAATGGTCCGAACAAAGGGAAAAGAAAGATGAACTTAAACCTCTGGCTTGACTTACTCCCAGTAGGATTGGGGTTGTTTGTTATAGTGGTTGCTGCAGGAATTTTAGGGCTGTTTCGCTCTATGGCTCTTAGTAAGCAATCCTATACAGACACCGTGGAATCGCTGCAGAGGCAAGTTGACATACTAATGCAGGAAAATGCTATACTGAAATCTCACATTGTGATGTTGGACTTACGGTTGGAGCAGCTCCTCAGAGACAAAAACTAACAAGCAACCTTTTGATTATACTAGAAAATACTTTTTAATGTTTTCAATAGGTTAAACACTAAACCTTTAAAATAAGGCTTTCTGTGTTAAATTTTTTTCAACTGAAAGACAAATAAAAGTCTTTCCACACCCATGAAAGGAGACTTATGATGGATGAGAATACAAAACCACGGGGTCGCCCCCGTAATGACGGTAAGCCTGCAGGATCTGTTGAGCCAAAAGAGAAGATGCCAAACGGAGGTGCTAGGCAGGGTGCGGGAAGGCCACTTGGTAGTAAAAACATCTACTCAAATGAATCTGTAAAGAAGCTTGAGGAATTGGGGTTTAACCCCCTTGAGATTATGGTTGAGAAGTATTATCAGATTGAGGAGATGATTAGTGATGGAACTATCAGAACAGGTTCCGGCGCACACGCACAACTCCTGGCAACACAACAGAAACTTATCAATGACCTTATGCAGTATGGTTACCGTCGTGTACCAGAGAAGCAGGAAGTGTCTATTGAGAATAAGAAGCCTATTGCTATTAAGCTTACTATGAAGGATAAATCTGATGACAAAAAAGACGGATAGCCGTTTAAAGAAGGTTGGTGTGGCTAGCTATAACAAGCCCAAGCGTACACCCAACCACCCTACTAAGTCACACGTTGTTGTAGCTAAAGTAGGAGATAAGATTAAGACTATCCGTTTTGGCGCTCAAGGTGTTAAGGGTAGTCCCAAGAAAAACAATGAGAGCGAGGCTTCAAGGAAGCGCCGTCTGAGTTTCAAAGCTCGCCATGCTAAGAACATTGCCAAAGGAAAGCTCAGTGCAGCTTACTGGGCTAACAAGGTAAAATGGTAGTATGAAAGCTACACTCATTTAAAAGGAATATACAAATGGCTAAAACACTTGACTACCGCGATTTTATTGTTAATTAGAAGATTGACAACATCCAATATGTGGATTCAATCCCGGGGTACTCTGGTCGTGTAATCACGGGCGCACACTGGACTATGATCACTGTTCGCCCTCCTGAAGATGCGAGCTCTGTTTCAGGATACACACGATTTGCGACCCATGAGCAAGATACTCTTAAAACCTATGCTGACGTAACTAAGGAAGATGTTATTGGTTGGATTAAGTCTGCTGAAGGCGAGACCCAACTAGCTCGCATGTTACATGATGCAGAGCGCGACATCCACCAATGGGAAGACGCGCCCCTACCTTGGGATGTTGCCAACGTATCAGCTGGTAAGGTCGTCGAGACTAAGGCTCCTATTGCTATAGACGCTTACTATATCTCTGGTAGTGCTTCTGTAGCTTTTGCGTTCTCAGAAAATGTCTCATTTATTACTACTGCGGCAGACCTCCCGGGTCACGTTGCTATCCTGAAGTTTGAAAAGGGCTCAGGCAACCCCTTGGGGATTATCGGTGTACAGACAGATGGTGTTATCACAAGCAACCTATTGACAGTCACTTCCGATGAAGTCTTGTCCAGTGCTTACGACTACAAGCTAGAATACATAGAAGCAGGAACCGGGGGTATCAAGTCAACAGCGACCAACATTCATGTCAGCAATGCTGACCTTGTAATGGCAGACGCAACTTAATTATTTAGCAGACTTACCGGGCCAATAAAATAAAGTGGTAAAAATGATTAAAAGTAATGGATTCGTTTACAAATGGGTTAGAGACGATGGCGAATATTATATCGGCAAGTGTGGATGTGGTAGGTATCGCTATAAAGGAAGTGGGAAGGTTTTTAAGACTAAGTTTAATGCTGCCCCAGAGCGGTGGACACGGATTATCATTGCCAAAGATTTAACAGATTGGGAATGTGGTGTTCTTGAAGCTAAGCTTGTGACAGAAGAGACCTTAAAAGACCCTAAGTGCCTAAACCTCAAGCCCGGGGGTTCTGGTGGTTTCTATTTTGAATCCCACGAAGCCATGATGGCACACCAGAAGAAGGCAGGGGCTGCTGCCACAGGGAAACCAAAGCTCTCTATGAGAAAGCCCATTATCACCCCTGATGGGGAGTTCCAAACATCACGAGAATGCGCTGCTTATTATAATATGGATAAGTCAGGTGTTCTTTATAGAGTTAAACATAAAAATAAGTATTTAGATTGGAGTTTTAAGAATGTCAGAGATTGTCCTACATGAAGGTCAATCCGAAATCATCAACGATTTGTTTATTGAGAATGCGACTCGCTACGCTGTAGTGAACGCTTCTCGCGGTCGATGACCCCCTTGGTTTTACTGAGGGGGATATTTTGGATTTGGAAAAAGCTACCTTGCAGCCTGTGCAGCGGTTATAGCAGTACAAGAGCTTATGGAACTTGACGAAGATGTCCCTAACAAGAACGTGGCAATCATCGCACCAACGTATCAACAAGCGATAGATATCTATTATCCTTTGCTTGCTTATCAGCTAGGTATGGAAGAACACACTATTAAGTCTAGCCGTGTAGCAGGAACCTTTTGGTTTCCTAAGAACGTACAGCTAAAGATTTGGTCCTATGAAGCCTCTGAACGTATGCGTGGTAGTGGTCAGTATTTTGTAGTGGCTGACGAAGTATGTTCATGGAAAGGTGCTGGCTCTAGCCTCAAGGAATCTTGGGAGTCAGTCATACAGCCCTGTATATCGACCCGTTGGTCAGAAAAGAATGCTAAACGCTACGGGGCTAAGCCGGGCAGAGCTTTAATTATCTCCACCCCTATGGGCTATAACTACTTCTATGAGATGTACAACAGACAAGACGCTGATGACCAATGGAAGAGCTATACCTATACCTATCAGGACTCTCCTTACTTGGATGAGACCGAGATTGAACAAGTTAAACTAACACTAGACCCTCTGAAGTTTGCCAGAGAGTATACAGCTAGCTTTGAGGACTCTGGTAATAGCGTTTTCTACTGCTTTAAGCGAGATGAACACATCGACAAGAGCCTTCCTTTGTTTGAGGACAAGGAAGATGTCCATGTAGCGATTGACTTCAACGTCGGTATAATGGCTTCGGTTGTCTTCGCTCTAAGAGGTAACCAGATACACATACTAGATGAGATGAGCGGTCACCCCGACACAGAGACCCTCGCTCGTACTCTAGCAGAAAAGTACCGAGGACACCGCATCATTGCCTACCCTGACCCTAGCGGTCGCTCTCGTAAGAGTTCCGCAGCGGTGGGACGCACTGACTTTAGTATTCTAGAATCCAATAAGATTATAACGAGGGCACACAACAAGGCCCCTCCCATCATCGACTCCGTAGCTGCTGTGAACAAGAAGTTCAAGAATGCTAACGGGGACATCGACATCTATGTCCATCCTAAGTGTGTTAACACTATTAAGTCCTTGGAACGAACCGCTTGGGTCGAGACTAATCCTGATAGTGCTACCATTTGTAAAAAGGAAGGGGTAGAACACTGGAGTGACGCTCTTCGTTATGCTGTAGAGTATCTTTTCCCAATCAGAGCGGGAACCAAAGTTGTGAAACAGGGTTTCGGTTTTTAAAAACTACAATAAAGGATTATTGATATGTCTACCAAACAACGACTACGTGGCCTGAAGATGAAGGCAACTTCACGGATTAAGCGGGCTGCTGCAGGTGCTTACAAAATGACTTCCGCTCGTAAGGCCGCGCTAATGAAAGCCGTTAAGGCCTCTGCCGCTAAGCGTAAGAGCAAAGCCAAGGCTGGCGTGAAATCCGCTGTTGCTAAGGTAGGTGGTAACACCAAGATGCTCCGGGCTAAGATTAAGACTAAGCGCGGTGTGGCTAAGGCTCGGGCTAAAGTTAAAGGCGCAGTCTCTAAGGCTAAGTCTACAGCAAGTAAAACAGCCTCTGGGGCTAAGTCTGTAGCAAGTAAGGTGAAGAACTACAACTCTTCAACTTCTAAACTACGCCGTTCAACTGCTAAGAAGAAAAAAGCTAGTAAGACAGCCGCCGCTAAGGGGGTTAAACAAACTAAGCTTATGGCCAAGGTTGGAGGTAGCATTCAAGGGGCAGGAGGCGTGTCTGACTTCTAAACGAAACGTGGTCAGTTCTCCCAGTATGCGTCTAAGGCGCAGAAAGCTAAACGCAAGAATCGTGACCCACGTAAGAAAAAGTAATATATCTAAAGAACAGTCTCACTATACTACAACTTAGTGGGGCTGTTCCCC